CGGCTGGCTTCGACCATCGCCATCCACGCGGACAACATGGACGAAGCGCAGCGGGCGGCGAACGTCAAGCTAATCTCCGATCACGTCGGTAAGGCCGTCGATCATAACCACGATCTCGATAAGGCAGACTTGTCGCACGCACAGGACATGCAGAAGGGCGATATTCAGCACGACCGGGCTGTTGAGACTGCGGATGCCGCGCACGAGCGGTCGAAGGACATGGCGGCGCATTCGGCGAAGCTGGCGCCCAAACCAAAGAAAGCAGGTGAGAAGTGACCGACAAGACTCAGAAGGTGGACCCTAGCGTCCGCGAAACCGACCTGGAACTCAAAGGCGAGCCGCGCGGCTCGGTGCCGCTGTCGGTGACGATGCGCAAGCCGCAGGCTTATCAGAAATCCAAGGCAATCACCGAAGGTGGCAAATGAAGGGCATCAAGAATTGCGGCGAGTCCGAAAAGCGCACCGCTGCGGTTAAACAACAGTACTCGAATAAGAAGGGCTATGCGTCTGGCGGCCGCGTCTACACGGCAGGCGCGGAGTCGGGCGAAGGACGTAAGCAAAAGATCGCTGAGTACGGCGCGAACGCGAAAAAGAAGTGACCCTCGACTCCAAGCTTGTCCAAGCGCTCCACACCAAACTGGACGCCGAAGACGCCCGCGCCGTTGAAATTATGTCCGGCGGAAATTTGACGGATTGGGGACAGTATCAGCGTTCGGCCGGGTATCGCAAGGCGCTGGCCGATTGCAAGACGCTGCTGGATGAAACCTACAAAGAAATACTAGAGGAATAACGGATGGCGACTGTTGCTGTACTTGAGAAGCTATCGAGGGCGAAGGATCAGAAGGCCGAGCTGATTAAGTCGGTTGGCGATCTTTCGAAGGTTGAGTTGATGGGCAACCGCGTTTTGGTCGGGATCTACATCGAGCCCGAGAAGACCAGCGGCGGCATCATCCTTTCGACTGGCACGATCAAGGAAAGTCTTTGGCAGGGCACCGTTGGTCTCGTGCTGAAGAAGGGCAAGCAGGCTTTCAGGGACGACCCGCACAACAAGGTCCACTTCCACGGCGAGGATCTGAAGATCGGTGACTGGGTAGTGTTCCGCCCAGGCGACGCCCGCCGCGTTCAATTGAACGGCGTGGATTGCCGGATGGTCGAGGACACGCTGATCGACCTCGTGATTGATGATCCGAGCGTAATTACTCACCGGTAGAAGGCCGCGCATGTCGCATCACGACAGGATAATGCTGGTGCTGTTGGGTGCGCCTTGGGTTGTCGTATTCTCACTTATGGCGGTTTCTTTAATTAAGGATAGGATGAAAAATGGCGCCCGCACGCGCACTTAAGACCCAAGAGGAAATCGATTCGATCCCGCTAGATCAGGAGATCCTGATCGAACTGCCGGGCGGCGTATCATCGGATGATACCGCCCCGCCGGCAGAAGCGAAGCAACCCAAGGCCAAGCCCGCGGACGACGGGGCTAGGCAGCTTCAGGAGCAGCTTGAAGCCGCTCAGGCTGCAGCTCAGGCCAATGCCGACCGCGCGGCCAAAGCTGAGCGCGAAGCAATAGAAGCCCGCCGACAGGCTCAGGAGGCCCTGACACGCACGCAAGCGCTTGAGGGCGACCTTATCACGGGTGGCCTTGCGGCGGCCCAAGCCGAGCAGGCTGCGGCTGAGCAGGAGCTTGAGCGAGCAGGTGAGGCCGGCGACTACAAGGCGATGGCGAAAGCCCAGAGCCGTGTTGCCCGGGCTTCGGCTCAGATTGTCAATCTGGAATCCGGCGCGGCTGAGATCGCTGAGCGCAAGCCGGTCAAGGAGCCGGTTCAGGAACAGGCTCGACAGCAGCCGACCGACATCAATGTTGCGATAGACAGTGCGCCTAATCTCATGCCGGCCGAACGTGCCTGGCTCAAAGCTCATCCCGACGCGTTCATGCCGGGACCGCGAAACAACGAACTCAGCGTTGGTTACGAGCGCGCGATCAAGCAGGGGCTGACCCGCGGCACCCAGCAGTACTTCGATTATCTCAACGAATTCATGGGCTACGCAAAGCCCGAGGAGCAGGAAAGGGACGTTAGCTTGCAGGCACCTCCGTCACGAAACGATCGGGGCAATGATGGGCGCCCGACCGGAAATAAGGTCACATTGACCCCGGAAGAGCGGGCGATCGCGCAGAGCATGGGTCTGTCGGAAACGGCCTACGCTTTGAACAAGGTCAAGTTTGAGAATGCGCGTCGGGCGGATCCTGACAAATACCGATAGGAGAGAGCATATGCCCCGCCATCCCGTTAGAGCTACCGCCATTCGCGAAGAGGTCCAGCCTCAGGCCGTTCATGGCAAGACCCGTCTCCGCAAGAAAGCATCGCAGCGTTCGCTTCTTGATATCGACGCCAATGTTATCGACAAGATCCGATACGACTACGGCGCCGACCTGCAGTGGGTGACGCACTCGGTTCATGGCAAGGAAGAAGCCGCCATGCGCCAGGATTTTGAGATTAACGGCTGGGAGCCGGTCGACAGCAAGATGTTCGACGGCGTTTTTGACGGAATGTTCACTCGCAAGGGGCATCAGGGCGAGATCCAGTACAACGGACTGGTGCTGATGTGGCGTCCGTATGAGCTGACCGAGGAGGCGATGGCGGAAGACGCCCAGTCTCGCATGAACGCGATGGACTCGGTTCGCCAGATGATGACGTATGGCGAGATCCCGGGCATCGGTTCGGGCTTTACCCGCAACCATCCTACGGCCCGGGCTGAGACAAAGTTCAATCGAACGATCCGCCCACCCATGGAAATACCCAAAGACTAACATGCGCCGGTTACTGGATTGGGAGCGGGCTGCGATCGTCGAGGCGGTCAAAGCCAAGGAAAAGCTTGAATCCATCTGTTCAGAATTCAACGTGTGCCACTCATACCCAGGAATGCTTGCCAAGCGTCGGGGGATAGAATCCCGCCCGCTTGGTCGTCCTAAAAGTCCACAACTCAACAAACCCGTGTTAACAGAATGATAAATCTCGGACAGCGCGCCGTTGTCCTTTTCGCTCCGATTGCGAGGTTCGCAAGATGGGGTTGGCAAAAGGACTGACCGTTGTCTGGTATCAGCACCAGCAAACAAGAGGATCTGAAGCACGAGCGATTGCTCGAATTGCTTTCGTATGATCCGTTGTCTGGCGATTTCACGGCCTTAGTTGACCGCGGACCTAAAGTCCGCGCTGGTGAAGTCGTTGGCGGGACGTCTCATGAGCGTGGTTACCGTCAAATCAGGATCGACTATCAGATCTATTTGGCCCATCGGCTGGCATGGTTTTACAGCTTTAAAGAGTGGCCCGAGGTCGAAGTTGATCACATTGACGGTGACACCGGAAATAATCGCCTTGCAAATCTGAGGCTCGCTACGCGCCAGCAGAATCGCTGGAACTACCCGGCCAAAGCTCGCAAGGGCGGTATTCTTCGTAATATTCGCTTCAAGGACAATCGCCCCCACGTGATGTTCGCCAAGGGCAACCAGCGAATTTATCACAAGGCGTTCCCGACAATTTGCGCGGCTATCAAAGAACGAAACCGTATCGCCCAAGAGCTTTACGGCCAGTTCAACCGCGCCGCTTAACCAGGAGTTACGAACATTTCGAACGTTAACGCGCCTAACGGCTTTCAGTACTTCGGCCGCCTCGAAGGTGGCGCGCCCACTGCCGGCCTTACCCAGCGACTTATTTCTAGCGGTGATACCAACGCGGTCGGTTATGGCGACTGCGTCATTCCGCTTGCATCGGGCTACGTGCAGATTGCACCTAACGCCGGCACCACTCAAATCGCGGGTGTCTTCTATGGCTGCGAGTATCTTTCGACCGCTCTTGGCAAGGTTGTGTGGTCGAACTTCTATCCTGGCTCTGGAGCGGGAGCCGATGTCAAAGCCTACCTGTGCACCGATCCCGAGGCGACATTCATTGTTCAGTCGGACAACACCGCGATCGTGATGGGCAACATCGGAAACAACGTCAACATCGTTAGCGGCACGGTCAACACTGTGACCGGCATGTCCACGGCTGCGATCGGTCAGTCCACCATCTCGACCACGCCGACCACTCTGCCGTTCCGTATTGTCGGGTTGCTCTCGCAGTCGGCTGCGCCTGGCACGAATGGGACTGACAATGCGAATCCGTTCAATCGCATCATTGTTACGGCTAACAACTGGGATCGTAAGTCCCTTACCGGTATTTAAGGAAGGGATACGTCATGTATCTCTCCCCGTCATTTCCTAGCTTTGCGCTGCTTCGGCAGAGCAGCAAGGATTTCGGCTGGGCTTTTGCCGGACGCGCCAGCCGCAAGGATGGCTTCGATCGTGCTGGCGTTGACCACAAGTCGGCGTCGGTCGAACCAGTCTTGAACGTTGCCTTCATTCGTCGTCCATTCCAGGTTGTCAAATCTGGGGTTGGATTTGTCTTCATCTTTGTGATGGACAATGGGAAGTCCAAGTGGATTGGGAACAAACGCCTCAGCGACCAATCTGTGTATCAAAAAGGTCTTGGATTTACCGGTCTTAGCAAGTTCGGTCTTGGGATAGTCGTTAACAGATCCAAGCGCCATGATGCGGGGGCGGTTGTAGCGGCGCTTGACGCCGTTGACGTACCAACCAACGCTTTTGACGCGACCGAGATTGCTAATTTCGTAGAGCCCTTCGTAATTCTTGATCGGGAGCCACTCTTCTCCCGGCTGACTAAGGCCGTCTTCCAGCGGAGCAACGATCTCTGGGAAGATGTTCTCTGCCATGGCCTCAACGTAAAGTTTGCGTTGCCGACCTTCGATGAAAAGACCGGCGACGATGTATCCATTGTTTCGGGAAAGTTTCAGGACGCGCGTGCGAATGCTGCGAACGAACTTTCCAGTGTCTCGAAACTCTCGACCGATGCTTCTAACGCGGAGCTTGTTCGAGATTTCGTAGAGACCATTCGTCTCCGGAACTTCTTTCCAAATCTCGCCCGGCAAATTGAGTTCTTCTTGCTCAATTTCGGGGAAAAGGGATTTAGCAAGATGCGTCGCGCGCACACCAATTGGTGCTCCGCTTCCGGAAAACAGGCGGACCCTTCCGTTGTCATCGGCAAGAATTTTTCCATCCGCGATACGTCGCACTCGAAACAGATTGGAGACTTCGTACCGAGCTTCGTAACCGGGAACGGTAAGCCATTTCTCATCCATGCAAAAGCTCCTAGCTGCCTATTGCTTGCCATAAAGCAGTATCTGTCTAAGGCATTTGCTAATTTAAGTCAACTGGCGGTTATACCGAGCCAAAACATGGAGTTACGACGTTGCCAATCAGCTTAAGCGCTGCGAGAAATTTGCTCTTGCCTGGCCAGTGGGCCATCACCGGCATGTACGACCAGCTTCCGAACGTCCGGAAGCGCGTCTTCAAAGAGCGCAAGTCCAATATGGCGCTCGAGCAGTCGACCAGCATGCGTTATCTGGCGACCGCCTTCATCAAGCAGGAAGGCGCGCCGACCACTGCCGACAACGCTTCGGGTCAGCGCTATACCTACAACCAGACCCACAACGAGTTTGGTGTCATGTTCAGCATGACCCGCAAGTTGCTGGACGACAACCTCTACAAGGCCGAGTTTGGCCCGATGGTCATGGGCATGAGCAATGCCTTCAACCGCACCAACGAAGCCTTTGCGGCTGACGTTCTGAACAACGCGACCGTCTACAACAACGCGCTTGGTGGCGATGGTGTGGCTCTTGCCGCGACCAACCATCCGGTTGATGGTGGTACGTTCTCGAACCTGGCGGCGCCGGCTGCATCTCTGAACGAGACCTCGCTGCTCAATGCCCAGGTGGCGATCAACGCGAACTTCCGCGACAACGCCAACCAGCGTATGAACGCGAAGCCGCGGCAGTTGATCATCCCGCCGCAGCTCGAGCCCGTCGCCATCCGCTTGCTCAAGACCGAGCTTCGTCCGGGCACCGGCGACAACGACGTCAACGCGATCCTGTCGACCCAGGGCGGCATTCCGCAGGGCTACGTGGTCTGGAACTATCTGACCTCGGCATTCGCCTGGTTCCTGCAGACCGATCAGGACGGCTTGGTTTACATGAACCGCACGCCGTATGAAACCGACATGAGCGTGGATTTCAGTACCGATTCGCTCCTCGTCAAGGGTTACGAGCGGAACAGTTACAACTATAATGAGCCGCGCTGCATCTACGTCAGCAACCCGACCTCGTAAGGAGAAGGTGCATGACGACGATTGTCAGTCCCGCCTCGTCCCCCGTACCGGTCTATAACCGGTCGGGGACCACGATCGCGGGAGTTGCGGGCGGTGCGGTTTCTGGCGCATCTCCGGTTGGCAACGACGGGACTCCTATTCCTAGGGTCTCTGGAGAAACAATCGCCATCGTTGGCGCCCTTCCTACGGGATCCTCTGATGGAGTTGTAGTTCTTCCTGACGACGCTGAAGTTGGTGACAAGGTAGAAGTTTACAGTGCCGCGCTGGGAAGTGGGAAGGTGTTTGTTTTCCCGCCCGTTGGCGGCAGTATTGCAGCACTGCCTGCAAGCACCGGGACCGACAGCGCGTCTTACGTAGTAGTGAGCAGCCATCCTAATCAGAGTGGTGGTTCTGGCGCCATCTTTCGCCTGGTCTCTGCCACACAGTGGCAGGTGATCGTGGGCAGCTAAGGCAAAAAAAATGTACGGCTACACTGCAACCCATCATCCTCGTGGCATTGGCACTGCTGCCGTGGGTTCGGTTCTAGCGGGGTCGTTCCCCGCTCCGGACCCATTTATCATTCACCAGTACACGAATGATTTCGACACCTTCGATTCGGCCACTGGCGGCGACTGGACTGTTACCGGCACCGGCACGAACGCTCTGGTTGCCGGCGACGGCGGCTTGTTGGCTTCGGTCAACAGCGCCGCTCTGAACGATGTCACCTGTATTTCTCTGAAGGTCGCGACCTTTGCTCTGGTGGCCGGCAATGAAGCATGGATGAAAGTTCGGTTCAAGGTTTCGAGCGCAGCCAACACTGCGGCGATCATTGGCTTGACCAATCTGACCACCAATCCGTTCGGCACCGCGCCGACTGACGGTCTGTACTTCTCGACCGTGGCTAGCCAGCCTACCCTGACGCTGAAGTCGGCGAACACGTCTGTCACCACGACCGCAACTCCGGTTGCAACCCTGGCCGACAATACATTCTTGAACGTTGGCTTTCATTACGATGGCGTGTCGACGGTCGCGTATTATGTCAACAACAATCGAATTGGTTCGTTTGCCCCGAACCTGACGACCGCCAACCTGGCGCTGACTTTTGCGGAACAGAACGGCACGGCTGCCGCTGTCACGACCACGATCGATTATGTGACCGTGGCTACCCAACGCCCCTCAACCGCTCTCTAAGGACTTAAACAATGTCGAAGATTCGTCATAAGATGAAGAAGGCCGATGGCGGCGGTGTTTTCTATGCCGGCTCTGGCTCGAACGTTGCCAAGGAAGCCGAGAAGAAAAAGCACGGCGGTAAGGTTGTAGAAAAACCTGAAGGCGGCAAGCCCAAAGCGCGCATGGACAAGCGTCCGCGTCGCGCTGCCGGCGGCCGTGTCGGCTCGGACAAAAGCCCCTTTAGCTCGGCGGCCCGTCCGTCGATCACTGGCGAAGCTTCGAAGCCGTAATGGGCAGGCTAACCTCCAAGGAACGCAACGAGTTGCCCAAGGGCGATTTCGCTGGTCCTAAAGGTTCGTATCCCATCCCGGATAAGGGACACGCCCGCGCGGCGCTGTCTCGTGTTTCTGAATACGGCGACCCAGAATTGAAGGAGCGCGTCCGCCGAAAGGTGCGCGAGAAATTCCCCGATATCAAACTGAGCTAAACATTGGCCCCTCGAGGGGCCTTTTTCTTAGGGACATTAGATGCCGCTTTTCCAGACGCAGACTTATACGACGGCGGCGACTACGCCCTCCATTAATCTCGATCCGTCTATCGTTCCGTTTAATGCTGCAGTAATGTGTACGCTGACTGGCACCGCGAGCTATCGCATGCAGTACAGCCTGACGCCGTTCACTGTCGCAGACGCCTCGGCCAATTGGGTGGACAGCGGCGATATCCCAGCCGGAACTACGACGAGCGCGGTGAGCGGGTTCATTACGCCTGTGTCGCGCATCCGATTGGTGATTGCCTCAATCAGCGGGTCCATTGTTCTTGAAGTCACCCAGGGCTTCTCGACTAACTGATGGCGTCATCCAGCGGTACGTTTTCCTTCAACCTCTCGAACGCCAGCATCGCACAGCAGGCGTTCGCGCGCATTCAAGTCAGGCGCCCGCAGATCCTCGCGGAGCACATGGCGGACGCCTACGCTGAAACTAACCTTATGCTGCAGGGCCTTTCAAACCTGGCCCCTAACCTTTGGACTGTTGATCTGGTGTCAGTCCCGCTAGTTCAAGGCACGGCAACCTATAGCGTCGATCCGTCGATCATCATGATCCTGGATGCGTATATTTCGTTCGTTAATTCGCCTGCAAGCGATCGACTTATCTTCCCGATATCGCGTACCGAATATGCCTCCTACCCAAACAAGCAGGCTCAGGGCACGCCTTCGGTGTTCTGGCTTGATCGCTTGATTGATCCGTCAGTTACGCTCTGGTATGTGCCGGATCAATCCGGGACGTACACGCTAAATTACTATGCGTGCCGGCAAATTCAGGATGCAAACTTCCCGGCCGGCGAGGTGCCAAACGTGCCGTCGCGATGGCTGGATTACATGGTGGCTGGTTTGGCTCATCGTATGGCGCGGATCTATGCGCCGGCCGTTGAAGCGGCTCGCAAGGCAGACGCTGACGAGGCGTGGAAAATCGCCGCAACGGCTGATGTCGAGAATGTTGACTTAGTTCTGGCCCCTCAACTTGAAAATTATTATCGATAGATGAGAACGACGGACTATAATGCAAGTGATTTGCCGAGGGGTGATCGCATGCAAACGATAGTCTATATGGCAACAAACCGCGTCAATGGTAAGCGGTACGTTGGTTATACTTCAAAAACCCTCCTTAGACGCCGCCGTCAGCACGAATTTTCAGCGCTTTCTCTTCGTGGTGAGTGCCGTGCATTTCACGCAGCCATTAGAAAATATGGCGCCGAGGCTTTTGATTGGCACGTCCTGAGCGAGCATCTGTCTAGGGAAGACGGTATTCAGGCGGAGATATGTCAAATCGCTGAATTGCGGCCCGCATATAATATCTCCAAGGGAGGCCAAGGAACTAATGGAGTTCCGTGGACGGAAGAAAGAAGGATTCTGTTTTCCAGGCTAATGAAGGGCAGGGTAATGTCACCCGAGGCTCGGGTTAAATGGAAAAAGACTTATAACGAGAATGGATATATTAATCGTATTCTTTGCCTAGATGATGGTCGAGTATTTAAGAACGCTGTAGAGGCGGCAAAACATTACGGCTGCGATAGTGCTAGCATCAATCAATGTTGTGCTGGGAGAGCCATTTCGGCCGCCGGATATATGTTCGTAAAATATACAAACGATGTCGACCATGCCTCACGTATGGAAATGATCCAAAGCGCAAAAGAAGCATCTCGATTAAAACGAAGCCTATCCAAGATAGGACATCTTGTCAGCGAAGAGACCAGACGAAAGATCGGTGCGGCAAACGTTGGCAGTAAGCGCCGGGTAGGGAAATTCCACTCGCAAGAAACCAAAAACGGGCTTCGCGAGCACGGTCTCAAAAATGTAGACAGGTTTAAACAATTTTCACATCTAGGCCCCAAAGCGGTATCTCGGAAAGTAATTTGTGTTGATGACGGTTCGGTTCACGAAAGTGCATCAGCCGCCGCCCTTGCATATAAAGTGGCCAAAAGCGCTCTTATCGAATTGTGCTTGGGGCGTCGCGGTAGAAAAACAGTCGGCGGTCTGCGATTTAAATATGAGGAAGTGGCTTAATGAGTGGACCTTGGCATCCAACGGGTAGGGCCAAGGTAAGTGTAAGTAGTCCGACTGCTCATGCGATTTGTGATCGGTGCGGCTGTCGCGTTCAGCATTCAAGCCTGTCGTGGCAATTCCAGTGGAGTGGAACGAAGTTGCAGAATCTTCGGATTCTGGTTTGTCCCGAATGCCTCGACACCCCGCAGCCGGCACTTAAGACGATCATCATCCCGCCCGATCCGATTCCGATTTACAATCCTCGCCCTGAGCAATACGCGATTGTCGAGCCCTCCTTCATCGCGACTGAAACGCCGCCGTTCATGGGCTCGGATGTTACGACAGAGGCGGGCGATGATTTGATTTGGGAATCGGAGACGACGCCGCTGCCTGATCCGAACAATCCTGCACTGTACCCGCCGGACTAAATGTCAAACATTCCGATAAGCTCTCTCCCGATCGCGATATCGCTGACCGGCAGCGAACCTGTGCCCTTGGTGCAGGCCGGCACGACCAAGACAGCGACTGTTTCGCTCATCAACGCTTCGAATATTGCGAATATCCCTGCTGGTGGCCTAACCGGTCAGGGCCTCGTCAAGCAGTCGAACACGAACTACGATACGACTTGGAAAACCGTTCAAGGCTTCGGCACGGTTCAAGAAGTTGATACCGGCACTGGCCTGACCGGCGGTCCTGTCACGGTGACGGGCACGGTGTCGCTGGCTCCGATCGCCACGCATACCTTGTTGGCGAACGTCACGGCGGGCAGTGCGGCGCCGATCCCAAATACCCCGTCCGCAGTATTAGATACGATCGGCGCGGCTCAGGGCGATATTCTCTATCGCGACACGGCCGGCTGGCAGGTTCTCGCGCCAGGCACAACTGGACAGATCCTCAAGACGCAAGGGGCTGGCGCCAACCCGGTCTGGTCGGCTACGGGCGCGGGTTCGGTCACGTCGGTTGGCCTAGCGCTTCCGAGCATCTTCACGGTCTCTGGTAGCCCTGTAACAGTCACCGGAACGCTCACGGGAACTTTGGCTACTCAAACCGCCAATACCCACTTTGCCGGCCCTGCGACGGGTGCCGCTGCGGTTCCAACGTTCAGGGCGCTGGTTGGGGCGGATTTGCCCAACCCCTCGCCCAGCACCTTGGGCGGCGTTCAATCGGCCGTTGCGGTGAGCCACCAGTGGATCAATTCGATTTCCACTTCTGGCGTGCCGGCGCTATCGCAGCCAGCTTTCACGGACATCTCGGGGGTGGCGAGCGCAGCTCAGCTACCCACGCCGACAACGACGACATTAGGCGGCATCCAGGCGATCAATCCGGTTACGTCAAACTGGATCCGGTCGATTAGTACCTCGGGTGTCCCGCAGCTTTCGCAGCCAACGTTTACCGACATCTCGGGGAGTGCTGCGCTGTCTCAGTTGCCGTCACTGGGCAACAATGCGATTCTGTCCAATATCTCGGGCGGTTCTGCAACTCCGCTGGGCAACACCCTGTCTTCGATTCTTGACTCGTCGATTGCAGCGACCCAAGGCGAGATCATTTACCGAAATGCCACGACTTGGGTAGGTCTTAACCCGGGTGCATCTGGTCAGGTTCTGACAAGCGGTGGCACGTCAGCTAATCCGTCATGGGCGACGGTATCAGGCACCGGCACCGTCACTAATATTGCGACCAACAATGGCCTGACGGGCGGCCCGATTACAACTACTGGCACAATCGGGTTGGCTACGATTGCCACAGGCAATGTGCTGGCGAACACGACGGGCGCGACGGCTGTTCCTGCGGCAACGTCCCCAAGTGCCGTGCTGGACGTAATTGGAAACGTTCAGGGCGACATACTATATCGAAGCGCCTCCGTGTGGGCTGTATTGGCGCCGGGCACTGCGGGCCAACATTTGCAGACCGGCGGAGCAGGCTCAACGCCGAGCTGGGCGAACTCTGTCACGAGCGTCGCTACGGGATCGGGGCTTACGGGCGGTACGATCACCACGACTGGGACGATTGCCATCAATCCGGGGACAGTCCCCGGTATCACATCATCGGTCGCGGCAGCCGCGGCCGGCATCGTCGGTGAAGTTATTACGTCGTCGGCTACGACAACGGCCCTGACATCGGGAACAGGCGCAGCCATTACCAGTATCACTCTCACTGCAGGCGATTGGGATATTTCTTTCACTGCGAACGGAACGACCAGCAGTAGCACGTCCATTACAGATTGGTCCTTTGTTGTATCAACCACCTCGGCATCAACTACTCCTATAGCCAACTCGCTTCTTCTTCACGAGCGCGTGCCAGCTGAAGCCGACCATAGCGCGTCATTTGCTCACACCGCAATTCAGGTTTTGCTATCGGCTAGCACGACTTACTTTCTAAATGTTGTGTCGACGTTTACCGGAACGGCGCCGACCGCGACTGGTATTCTCCGAGCCAGGAGAATGCGGTGAATTACACCGATCTTGTCAATACGATTTCAAATCTGACAGTTATCCAGAGCACAGACCCGAACTTCACTCAGGTTTTCCCGCAGGCCATTACCTACGCCGAAGATCGATTGTATCGCGAGCTTGATCTTCTCTCGACGGTTACACGAGATAGCGCGCCGCTTACGGCGTCTAATAGAAACTTTACGTTGCCTTCGAACAACGGACGGTTTGTCGTTACGAACGGGTTTAATCTGATCACGCCCGCTGGCACGACAGTGCCGGACAGCGGCACGCGCATTCAGTTAATCCCGACCTCGCGAGATTATCTGGATAATGTTGGTGGCTCACCCTCCTACATAGGGCAGCCGACGAGCTTCGCGATGATCACGGACCAAACGATTATTGTCGGGCCCCAGTGGCCGGACGCTGCTTATACGCTTGAGGTTATAGGGGTCATTCAGCCTGCGCCGTTGAGTGTGACGAATCCGACTACCTTTCTTAGTTTGTATCTCCCCGATCTTTTGACCGCTGCTGTGATGGTATTCATGGCCGGCTATCAGCAGAACTTCGGATCGCAGGCCGACAACCCTGAGCAAGCGCAAAGCTGGCAAGGGCAGTATGACAAGCTGTTTGCCTCGGCTCAGACTGTCGAGCTTAGAAAGAAATACGAGTCCGGCGGTTGGTCCTCACTATCCGCTGCTCCGACCGCCGCACCCTCAAGATAATAGAGTAATCCTTTGGCTGATCCGAATACCGTCAACATTGCATTGGCTATCCCATCCCGTGGATCGGACGTTGGCACTTGGGACACGCCAGTCAATTCTGACTTCAACGCGATCGATGGTTATTTGGGAGGCGTCCAAACAATCTCGGTTTCGAATGCACCGGTTACGCTGACCGCGCCAACTGGGACGATCACGCCAAGCGCAGGTCCGACACAAGCGCAGAATGCTGTGTTGAGGGCAACAGGAACATTAACTGCAGACGTTCAGGTCACCCTTCCGCTGCCTGGCTACTACATCATCGAAAATCTGACGACTGGGAATTTCATACTCCAATTAAAGGGTGCCGCTGCGGGCGAGGTTATTGCGATCGACCAAGGTGAGTCATTGCACGCGTACAACGACGGCGCCAACGTGCGTTTCTGCAATTTCGGCCGCATTGGTCACACTGAGTTGTGGGGCGGCCTTACAGGAATGCCGCGGTGGGTTACCTCGTGCACCAAGCCTCCGTTTCTTCTCTGTGATGGCTCAATTTATAATTTCTCAACTTACCCATATCTTGGTGCCCGCCTTGGCGGGGCGTTCGGAGGCAATGGGATCACAACATTTGGCGTGCCGGATCTTAGCGGCCGTCTGGGCCTACCTTATGACAAGACCAATAGCCGTATCACAGTCGGTGGGTGCGGTATCAACGGTCAGTTGATCGGGGCGGCCGGCGGTTTGCAGAATGAAACCCTGCTAACGGCCAATCTTCCTCCGTATACGCCATCTGGCGCCGTAGCAACTACGCTTAATGCTGCAAACGGACAGGGCGTTATTCCGGCGGCTGGAGGACCAGTAAATATAGGCGGCTCTGGTAGTGGCGGCACCCTCAACCCTCTATCTGCGAATTCATCATTTACGGGAACGCCACAAGGCGGGAGTAGCGCGCCGGTTATCACCATGCCCCCGTCTCAGGTCGTTGGCATCGCCGTGATCCGCGCCGCCTAAATGTCGATTGTCCCGCTGAAGCTTATCCCGGGCGTCCGGGCAGACTTCACGCCTACTCTTAACCAAGCCGGCATTTCGTCGTGCAATCTAATTCGTTTTAAGGACCAGCTACCGCAGAAACTTGGAGGTTGGTCTAAATTCTACCCGTTTTCCTTGGCCGGAATCCCCCGGGATATGCACGGTTGGGCAGACCTGAATGCGACTAACCATTTGGCGGTCGGTACGACAACGCAATTGGTCATTATCACCAACGGGTCGCTACAGGACATCACTCCGCAGACGCTGCTGTCGAATTCAACGCCGAACTTCTCTACCGTCATCAACACACCAACAGTAACGATCGTCGACCCTGGTATCAACAACGTCACGACGTTCGACGCGGTTTTCTTCAATACTCCGGTTGCAGTAGGCGGCTTAGTTCTTCAGGGCCTGTTTCCGATTGTTCAGGTCACAGGCGCCACCAGCTACCAGATCACGGCTGCAGCCAACGCTACCTCGACCGTCAACAACGGCGGTTCGGTTCCAACGTTCACAACGAGCACGGGAAGCCCGACTGTTCTTGTTGGATTGACGAACCACGGGCAGTCAGTTGGGGATACTTTTGATTTCCCGATATCGACCACGATCGGCGGCATCACGATCAACGGCATCTATCCGATTAGCGCGGTCCCGGATGCGAACGATTTCGACGTAACAGGCAACGTCCAGGCCACGTCGTCGACCACGGTATCGATGAACGCTGGGAAGGCGCAACTTCTCTATTACATCTCTCTCGGTCCTACGGCGGTCGGTACGGGCTACGGCCTTGGGGGCTACGGCTTGGGAGGTTACGGGACTGGCGTTGTACCAAGTTCCCAGACCGGCACGCCGATTACGACTACGGACTGGACCTTGGATAACTGGGGCCAGGATCTTCTAGCCAACCCCAAGGGCGGCGGGATTTATTACTGGCAGCCGAATGCGGGCTTCCAGACCGGACAGCTTATTGCGACCGGGCCGGTGTTCAACAACGGCATCTTCGTTGCGATGCCGGAGCAGATTCTGGTTGCTTACGGTTCGACCTCGATCGGTCAGCAGCAGGATCCGTTGACGGTTCGCTGGTCGGACTCGCAAGATTTTACGCAGTGGGCGGTGACGGACCAGACCCAGGCGGGCTCGTTTCGCTTGCCCACGGGGTCATTGATTGTCGGCGGCCTTCAAGGGCCTCAACAGGCATTGCTTTGGACCGACATCGACGTTTACGCGATGCAGTACCTCGGCCCTCCCTTTGTGTTCGGATTCAATAAGCTGAGTTCAGGGTGCGGATTGATCGGGCCGCATGCGCGCGCTGAAATGCGCGGCAATGTGTACTGGATGTCGATGGGCAGTTTCTTTGTCCTATCGGGCAACGGCGTCCAGGAAATACCGTGCTCGGTGTGGGATGTGGTGTTTCAGAATTTGAACACTGCAAATCAGTTGAAGTGCGTTGCTGCGCCGAACAGCCAGTTTGACGAAATGTCGTTTTTCTATCCGTCTCTGGCAAGCACGGGTGAGTGTGATTCCTACGTCAAGATCAACGTGAATGACGGGTCATGGGATTACGGTACGCTGTCGCGGTGCGCCTGGATTGACCAGTCTGTTTTGGGCCAGCCGATCGGGGCGACGCCTTCGGGGATTATCTACCAGCACGAGACCTCGAACGACGCCGACGGGCAACCGCTGGTGTCGACATTTACGACGGGATATTTCGTTCTGACCGAAGGTCAGGACTTGATGTTCTGCGATTGGCTATTCCCCGACATGAAATGGGGTTTCTTCGATGGACCGCAAACAGCGTCGATCCAGATTACGATTAATGTCGTCGACTATCCGAACGATGCGCCTGTTGTATTCGGCCCATTCACGATGACGAATGCCATCGAGTACATCAACCTTCGGCTCCGCGGCAGGCAGATCAGCCTGACATTTACCAGTTCGGACCTGGGGTCGTTCTGGCGGTTGGGGCAAATCAGGATCCGGACAGCCAAGGCAGGTAGACGCTGATGGGCGAGGATTTTGTCAATTCGCTTGGCGGCGCTGCTCCAGGCGGCGGTCAGTCCGGCGGCGCGAATACCAACACGACCGCCGATCAGCTCCGCAATCAGGTTCTGTCACAGCTTACAACGACGCTTCAGGATGTAGTTGACGCGTTGCAAGCAGCATTCCCGCAGGCGGCGACCAATCTGGCCACGACTGCAACGGCCGGCACCCATGCGGTCCCGACTAATGCGGTGTTCTTTATGCCCGTTGTGATCAATGGGGTGACCTACAAGGTGGCTTTATATGGCCCGTGATAAAGTCAAGAAGGCCCTTCGCATCGTTCGCAAGGCCAACGGCGGCGGTGTGTTCTCGGGGTATATCCATGGGACAACGGGCGGCCGAACGGATAACAAGCCGATTGATGTCGGAAGCGGATCATACGTGATCCCAGCCGATATCCTGAGCGGATTGGGCGAAGGAAATTCGCACGCTGGCTGGGCTGCGTTGCAGTCACAGCTTGGCATTGGTGCGCCGATGAAAGCCGATGGTGGGTCAGTAGGAGACCCGACGCCAATTGTTGCTGCATCCGGCGAAGCGGTATTAGATCCCGCAACGGTTGCCAAGGTTGGGGGTGGGGATATCGACCGCGGCCATAAAGTGCTTGACGCTCTGGTGAAGCACGTCCGCTCAAAGACGATCAAGAAGTTGAAGTCGCTCCCGGCGCCCAAGAAAAACTAGGTATTTAGGGGGAAATCTGCTATAAAGACGAAGCCTGTCAGTGTCTCACCACTGACAAGCTTCTGGCCAAACGAACTGATTGGGAGTCCGAAATGGTTGACGAGGCATATAGCCCCGTTGTGATCTCGCGTAAAGACGCGATGGATCAAGGGTTAAAGCATTACTTTACTGGCGTGCCGTGCCGGAACGGTCATATTTCGAGAATATTGATCTCAAGGAATGGTTGCTGTGCTTGTCTTAGCCAACAACAAACAACGCGTCGCTTAAATAATATTGAGAAATATCTTGAACGAGAGCGTTCTTATGAAGCAAAGCATAAGGAAAAAAGATTAGCTAAGAATAGAAGATACCACAAAGAAAATAAAGAAAAACGCAATGCAGAGTCTCGACGTTGGTATCGAGAGAATACTGAAAAAGCTTTATCGGCTTCGGCTGAATATATGAAAATGTATCGTGCGCAGCCCAATTTTAAAGATGACAATCGAAGAAGATGTCTTGATTACAAGGCAAGAAATCCCGAAAAAATAAAAGAAATAACTCGGGATTGGAATAAGAATAACTCCGCTAAGAAAAAAGCCTATGACCGTGGAAGAGAGGCCCGCAAAAGAGGTAACGGCGGGACTCATACGGCCGAGGACATTCAAGACATCTTTAAGCAGCAGCGCGGGAAGTGCGCCATATGCGCGGTTTCGCTTAAGTCCATAAGCTGGCATGTAGACCACGTTATTCCGGTTGTTGCTGGGGGCAGCAATGATCGTAGAAATTTGCAGATATTGTGTGCGCCTTGCAATTTGGGCAAGGGCGGGAAAGACCCGATCGACGCCATGAGATCACTAGGTAGGCTTCTTTAGAAAAGATGACATCACCATCGCTGGTTAGATCAGCAAAGCCGTCAGACAAATCCGAGGTCTGGCGGCTTTTTCGTGCATGCTGGGCTGAAAACGGAATGCTGCCAATTTCTGAGCGAAAGGTCGACTACCACATTGATCGATTGCTCGACCCTTCAAACATAGCTTCTGACGACGCGGGGCCTCGTGGTCTCATTGGCGTGATAGGCGATCAAAAGTTGGAAGGCGCGATAATGTTGGGTTTTGGGTCGCCCTGGTATTCAGACGAAATAACGATGGACGAATATCTAAATTTCGTGGACCCGGATTATCGGGCGTCAGATCACGCGAAGACGTTGATTTCTTATGCCAAACACATGGTCGATCAAATTCGACTGACGCACTCCAATCTCAAACTAATAATTGGCGTTCTCTCGACGAAAAGAACGGCGGCGAAAGTGCGGCTTTACGAGCGCCAACTTACGCCTTGCGGGGTGTTTTTTACGCATCCCAAACCGGACAACATCGAGCCGCCGACCCACCTTTACAGGACTTCCCGATAAATGGGTTCTAAAACGACGCAGCAGACCAGCCAACAGACCTCCACTCCGGTCAACCAGGCTGCGCTGCAGAACATCTATGGCCAGGTTCAAAGCGCGGCTCAGACGCCCTATACGCCATATGGCGGCGAACTGACGGCCGGGATCAACGGCCAGCAGACTGCGGGGATTAATACCATAAACTCCGCAGCGAATGCGGCGCAGCCATACTATTCGCAGGCCGGGAGCCTGATCAACAGCGCCTCCAATCCGCTGACGGCTGCCCAGATTGCGCAGTACCAGAATCCCTACACCCAATCGGTCGTCAACGCGACGCAGGCGCAGTTCAACGATCAGAACGGCCAGCAGCAAAACTCACTCAAGGGCACGGCGGCGCAGCAGGGAGCCTTGGGCGGCGATCGACAGGCCGTCGCTCAGGCACAATTGGCCGGTCAACAGCAGCTTTCTCAGGCTCCCGTTATCGCTAATCTGTACGCAAATTCGTACAACAGCGGCCTCCAGACCGCGGCGCAGCAGTACCAGCAGAATCCCTTGGCTGCCGCGTCGGCCCTTAGTGGCCTCGGCACCAGCGCCGAAAACGCTGGCCTGGCAGGAGGCTCGGCTCAGCTCGCGGCCGGCACGCAACAACAGCAGACGCAGCAGGCCGCGGATACGGCCAATTATCAACAGTATCTCGCGCAACAGGCGAACCCCTACCAGAACGCGGCGTTCCTCGAGCAGTACGGTCTGCCGGCGGCCTTGGGACAGGGCTCGACCTCAAGCGGAACGCAAACCACGCAGGGACCGACCAATCTCGCCCAAATTGCCGGTCTGGGCATCGCGGGTGCTGGCCTGTTCCTGAAGGATGGCGGCCGCGTTGGCTATTACACTGGCGGCGCACCGGGGTATGTGAATTCGCAAGCGGGTTATGTCGACAGCGGCGCGGGCTACATCCCGACGGGGCAGGCTTCCCAAAATACCCTGCAAGCGCCGCAGCTTCAGTTTATGAAGCCGCAATCTCAATCTTCCACGCCGCTGACGGGCACTGGCAGCTTTTCCAGTCTCGGATCGTCGCTCAAAAACGACTTTGGCTCCGCTTCATATGGCGGCGGCAATATGTTTTCGGGCGATGAATGGGGTGGCGACAAGAGCAATCCCGCTCCTGGGCTGACTGCGGATGATTACGAATACAAGGTCGGCGGCTTGGTCAAGGCGATCCACGGCATTCACAAAGCCATTCGGCGGTCGCGCGGCGGCGCTGTCTCAACTCCGTTCCAGGCTTACGATGACGGCGGCGATGTATCTTTTGATGACCGCTTTGCTCCTGCGGTTGATAACCCATTTAGCGATATGTCACGCGGGCAAGCTATCCGGCATTTGGCGCTTCAAAACGACCCAGCCTTGCAAGACGCCGCACCAACTCTGCCCCCCACAAACCCGCCAGACGCCGTAATCAACCCGGACAATCCGTTCAGGATGCCTGATCAACCCTCGGTTCAGGCGTGGCGCGACGGCGTTGACCAGCCTAATCCGGCTATCGTGGCAGACTCGGGAATGCCGAATGCGCAGGGCACGGCACCCAACCCAATGGTGGCGCAATCGAGCCCGCAAGGTGGGTTGCCGCCCCAAATCACAAACCCTGATAGCGCAGACGAACAGCCGTCCTCGGCTCTTGGCTACGCATCTAACCCCATGACCGCCGGTCAGCCCGGCCCCATGGGGGCGAATGGTCTTCCGACTGTCGTTGCGCCCGTAGAGAAGCCCGAGGAACAGCATTTTGGTCACTCGCTGTTCGGGGCCAACATCTCCGATAAAACGCGCCAGGCGCTTGTTGCGGCCGGCCTGGGCATCATGGCAAGCCGTTCCCCATTTGCAGGCGTCGCTTTGGGCGAGGGCGGCTTGCAGGGCCTCAAAAGCTACGCCGAGTCGAATAAGGCAGAGCAGGAGGCTCAGGACAAGGCGATCTCGCAGGCGAACGAGCAAAAGCGAATTGATTTGCAGGCGAAGCAGATTGCTCAGAGCGCGGCTCAGTTTGCAAAGACGAATTCGCTCGCTGAACGACGGGAAAAGTTCGCTGAGGACAAAACCCCGGCTGGATACCGCCAGAAGGAAGATGGATCGTATGAAGCCATCCCGGGCGGTCCCGCAGACCCCGCTGTAATCAAGGCTGGTGCGGAGGCCAAGCGCACGGCCAACGCTGTTTTGGACGATGACACGATCCACGACATGGCCGACCAGTATCTGGCGGGCGACCGAACGGTTATGCAAAACCTGGGCCGTGGTGCTCAAGGGGCGGAAAATATCGTCAAGCTTCGGCAGGCGATCGCGCAGCATGCACGCGATCAAAACATCGACCCTAAAGGCATTGTCAACCAATTCAACGAGCAGGCTGGCGCTCTGGCTGGTCAGCGAACCGTTGGGGCGAGGGCTGCGAATATCAGCCTGGCAGCGAACGAAGCCAACAACATGATTCCGATCGCGCTCGAGGCGTCGGACAAGTTGCCGCGTTCGCAGTACATGCCCTGGAACCAGATGGTTCAGGCGGTTCAGAAGGGATCCAGCAGTCCCGAGTTGGCCAGCTTTGTGGCAGCGACCAATTCGCTCGTTAACTCCTATGTTCGCGCGGTGTCGCCTTCTGGCGTCCCGACCGACTCCATGCGCCAGCATGCCTATGACATGCTCAACGCAGCGCAGGGCCCGGACGCCTACAAGGCGGTTGTGGCAACGATGCAGAAGGAAATGCAGGCCGCTCTATCGGCGCCCGGTCAGGTCAAGGCTGAGCTTCGAAAGGGCAATGACGCGACCGCGGCGGGCGGTAGTGGTGCGCCCGCCGCACCGCCTCCTGTGGCCAACAAACCAGCCACGGTTATCCAGAATGGCCATACATACACACTCAACCCGACGACGGGTAAGTACGAATGAAGAAGTTGGCCAAGTCCCTTCTCGTTGCCAAGATCAAGGCCCGAGAGAAGGTAAAGCCGCATGTTTGGGGCGGAAAGGCAAAGGGCCTATGGGATCGCAAGAAAGCAGACGGCGGCGAGGTGGCAAAGCCGGCCTTCGATCCGTCACAGCCGTTTGAGGCCGCGCCAGACGCTAATGCTAAGCCCGCATTTGATCCTTCGCAGCCGTTTGAGGCGGCCGATACCCCAAGCATGCTTCAATCCGCTGTTCGCGGCGTCGGCAAGGGACTTTCGTTAGGTTTTTCTGATGAACTGAGAGCCATTGACGAGGTTGGAGGCGCCAAGCAGGGCGAGCCGGGGTCGCTAGTGAATACGGCGACTGGCCTCTACAAATATTGGAGCGGCGATAAGGACGCCGAAAAGACCTACGATGAAGCGGTCGCGCGAGAGCGGGCCAAAGATGAATCCTATCAGTCGGCCCATCCTTACGCCTCGATGGCAGGTGAGGCTGCGGGCTCCCTAGCGCTCCCAGTCGGGGCAGGCGCTACCGCCGCAACATTGCCCGCCAGAATGGCTAGGGGCGCTATTACTGGCGCTGGTGTAGGCGCGGCCTACGGTGCCGGAAATGGCGAAACGCCGATGGAGCGGGCTACTGGAGCGGCTACAGGGGCAGTCTTGGGTGGGGCGACGGGCGGCCTTGCACCTCCGCTGGTGGAGGGCGCTATTCAGGGTGTCAACGCAGCAGCGCGGCCGGTCATCAATTCGGCTCGAGGGGCCTTTAATCCTGAGGGCGAGGCCAGTCGGCGTGTGGTTACGGCCCTAAACCGGGATTTTCAGAACGAAGGCCCGCAATTTACGCCGGAAGAAACTGCGGTTGCGCGGGCTGCTAATAGCCCTACCGCCGTCATTGATGCCGGCGGAGAAACAACGCGGGCGCTTGCCCGTTCCGCTGCCAATACCTCGCCAGAAGCACGCGAGGAATTGGCAGGTTTGGTTCACGATCGTTTCGGGACACAGAACACCCGTACCGCTGATTTCGTTCAGCGGTTGACCGGAGCGACCGGCGATAATCCGTCCACGACCGAAGCGCTACAGGCTCAGGCACGACGAGCAAATCGTCCGGCTTACGAGAGGGCTTATCAAGACGGTCCGGTCGTCTGGAATCCAGATATTGAGCAGGTAACACAAGCTCCCGCCGTTCAGGACGCCATCCGGAAAGCAACCCGGAGCGGCGCCAACCGAGCCGCGGCCGATGGATTCCAACCTGTCAGAAATCCTTTTGAGTTCGACGATACCGGCCATATGTCGTTGCGGACCAACCCAGACGGTAGCCAGGCCATGCCGTCTCTACAGTTTTGGGATCACGTCAAGCGAAACCTTGATGACCAGGTGAATACCCTGCAGCGAAGCGGCGAGAACTCCGCGGCTCGAGACGTGAACGATCTGCGTCGGCAATTAGTCGGGCATCTGGATAATGAGGTGCCATCCTATCAGGCGGCTCGCGCCGGCGCCGCGCAGGCTTTTGGTGCACAGGACGCTCTGGAAGCGGGGTCGAATTTTGTCACATCAAAGATGGACAATGCGGAGGCTCGCCGCGCCGTTCAGCGCATGTCGCCGGCCGAGCGCCAGCTTTTCCAACAAGGCTACGCCTCAACCCTGATCAACAAAGTCAACGAGGTTGGCGACCGCCGAACAGTGCTGAATACGATTGCTCAGTCGCCGGCTGATCGGGAGCGACTGGAAATTGCTCTCGGTCCTCAACGAGCGCGCCAGCTAGAAGCATTCTTGCGAGTCGAAGGCATTATGGACCGCGCGAGAACGGCTATCACCGGCAACTCGACAACTGCGCGCCAATTAGCCGAGCTGGGATTGGCGGGTGGCGCTTACGGCATTGCCGGTCATGGCGACCTAACAGATCCGAGGGCGGTCGCGACCGGGGCTTTGGTGTGGGGGCTGACCCATGGGCACAATCGTATCAACGAGAATGTTGCTCGGCGCGTCGGTGAAATGCTGGCCAGTAACGACCCGAACGTGTTGCAGCGTGGCGTTCAGATCATCGCTCGGCACGGCAACCTGTTTAACAATCTTCGAGCGATGGACGGTATTGGCTCCAAATCGGGAGCCGGTGCTGCTTCTAAAGGCATTCAAACGCTGCAGGGACCAATACCCGCCCGCGCCGATGACAAAAAGAAAAAGCCCGCCGGGACTGGGAACTAGCAGCCAAACCCCGGCCAGATAAGCCGTCAAAATCAGTCGAAACATTCGCCGAATATACCAATTCCAGCCACCTCCGGGTGGCTTTTTTCATGGGGAATCATGGACCAAAACGCCTTCGAAACAGCCCTAAAACTGCTTTGGCCGCATGGGAATAGCCGCGTTTCCGGGCTGATCGAAGGAACGATAGCGGCTGCGCCGACCGTGTTCGCCAAATACGGGACGACATCGCCGCTCGTGATTTGCCACATGATGGCGCAGTTCTCGGAGGAAACGGGCGGCGGAACTGAGCTTGTCGAGAACATGGACTATTCGTCCGCTCGTCTGCTCCAGATTTTCCCGACCCACTTCACGCATGCCCAAGCACTGGCTCTACAGCACCAGCCCAGGCTGATCGCTGACCACGCCTATGGCGGCCGCATGGGCAACTCACCGTTGCCGTCTGATGATGGCTGGAGATTTCGGGGGCAGGGGTTCTCGCAACTCACCGGCAAAACGAACTATTCGACCCTGGCCAAAACAACCGGGTTGGATCTGATCAATCATCCCGAATTTCTGATTGATCCGGCTTACGCGCTCGAATGCGGCGTCGGTGATTTCATTCTGTGCGGATGTCTTCCCTACGCCGTCAAGGACAGCCTGCTCGGCGTGTCGTCGATGCTCAACGTCGGGCACTTTACGAGTGATACGAACAAGATCAACGGGTACTCGATGCGTAAAAACTGGCTTGCAATGTGGAAACATTCCATGGGGGTCAACTGATGATCGAACTTCTCAGGGCGATTAACGCTGCTGATGCCTGGATCGCTTGTGTAGCACTGGGCTGCGCAACCTTTCTCACTGTTTACTTCACTCACAAGGAAGACAAATGAACATCTCGACGGAAACGGTCGGGCGCCTGCTCGCGTCCGGTCGTGGCTACGCCCAGTACGCGGCTGGCGTTGCGACCACTCTTGGCCTTTTGAGCGCGGCCAACTCCAAGGCGATCACCGATTCTATCGGCGAGATCGTTACTGGACTTAACCAGGTCATGCACGGAGCCACCTCACTTTGGCAGGTGGGCGTGATCGTGTTCGGCCCGGCCGTCAGCATCGTCCTTGCTAAATGGTCCAGCAGCACCGCCAAGACCGAAAACCAGGCCATCGCAGTTCAGAAGGCAGTCGTTGACCCGAATACTCCGATCACTCCCGCGACCAAAGCCTCCATCGTCGTGGCGGCCAATGAGGTGTCCAAATGATCAACCCGACCGCCGCTCAGCTCAAGGCCGCGTGTACTGCGGCACGGCAAGCCATCCAAGACTACAGCTCATTCGACAGCGCCATGGTGCCGGATGACGCACTCGAAACCGTCGTCAGCAAGGCCCTTGCTGCCGCCCTCAACGTCCAACCCACGAAGGTGACTAAATGAAGAAGATTAGTGTAACTATTGCCGCAGGCGCGGTCGCGCTTGCTCTTGGCGGCTGCGCCGGCACCCTGCCGACCTTGAACATCGCCAACTCCGTGAATCTCAATACCATCGAGGGCGTTGTTTCCGGCTACGGCATTCTGGCCAACCAGGAAGTGCTGGTTATGGCTCAGCCGCTTTGCAAAACCGGCACGGCACCGAGCATCACCAACGTCTGCGTGAAGCGCTCGCAGAAGCTGGCCATCCAGAGCTTTGACGCCAAGGCCAATCTGGCGATCAACGCAGCGGTTGCCTTCGTCAAGGCCAATCCGACCGTCGATCCGACCCAGTACATCACCGCGGCGACCTCCGCGCTGTCGTCCCTGCAGACCGTTCTTAACGCCGCGAAAGGCAGCTAATCATGGATCCGACCACCATTGCCGGCGCGATTGCTCTGGCCCAGACCATCGTCAATGCTATCGTCGCGAATGCCCCGGCGATTATTGCGGACTTCAACGCTTCCAAGCCCTATGTCGAAGCGATTGCCGGTATGATCCAGGGCACGAACGCCACCCAGGACGAGATCGACGCTCTGTTGAACGCGGCCAATATCGCCAGCGCGACGGTTCAGCAGCCGCTGCCGATCGACACCGACGGTTCGACCGAAGGCTGATTTCACCCGTTAGTCTGGAGGCTAACTTACGTAAGACAGCCTCCGGGCAAATGGATTGGTGGAATGACGACGTATGAATGGACGATGGTATGCATTGCGTCGGGTGGGTTTACGATAACGGTCGGCGGTACATTAGCTGGCTGCGTGTGGGGCGTTGCTAAGATCAAGCAGTACACTGTTGAACAGATCGCGGCCGAACAGCTAATTCGCGCAAAAACTATAGCGGATGTCGCCAAGACCTTCGCTGAAGATCAAAAAACCCAAGATCACAATATGGGTGAGATGGGCAGCGCCTTGAGGCGTTTTATTGAAGCGGTTGAGAAGGAAATGCATCAGATCGAGATCTGGGGGCGCGATCATTATGCTCTCAAGAACGATGTCGAGAAATCGACCAATGCGTTGCTGATGTACGTCAAGGAAATGAGAACGGAAATAAAAGCCGACCTTCTTAACCTGGGCGTCAAACTGGATGCGAGGCATTGATGTTGAACAGCGTTTTGGCGTTTCTAATCGTCATCGCAATCCTGATGATTGGTGTAGCAGTTCAAGAGTTCATGGAATATCGGAATGATAGGAAGGACTAAAGGGTGTCGTTGCCACTTCCAGAAGAACTAATGCGGCAAGCCATTGATGCGGTGGCATCACATGGGACGGTACAAGCCGCCGCTATCGCTCTCGGACTACCACGACAGACATTGCAAAGCAGATTGAGGTCGGCATCATCGAGGGGATTTGTCCCCGAACAAGAAAGTGAAATTGAGTTCCCCGAACTGCCATCAAGCGAATTGCCGGCGGAAGATTTGATTGAGCAGGCTTGTAAGCGGTTCGACGGGCATC